TAAAAGGAAGGTTCACATCAGACGATAGGCGAAAACACTTAGCTATAAAAAAACAACACCCTAACCTAGATATACGCTTTGTGTTTGAGAGCAGTAAGCGTAAGTTAAGTAAGGGTGCTAAGAGTACCTATGCCTCTTGGTGTGAACGACATAAATTTGTGTATGCAGACAGGGTTATTCCAGAAGAATGGTTGAAAGAAAAAGGTAAAGACAGTCACCCAGACTTTGTAGAGTTTCCTTATGAAAAAATAAAAAGGAGATGACATGGAAGAAGAACAAACCTTTATTAACTTTGACCCTAATGATTTCATTATAAGGATATCCCCTGTGGTGGAGAATGGGGAATGGTCAGGAGATATTAACGTAGGTCAGGTAACAACAGATGCAAATACATTATCGGATGATGACTATGGACATCTTAGTATCTTGACAGACATGTTGGTATGTGCTATTCCTTTAATAGAGGAAAGACCAGACATAAGAGATGAGCTATACAAACTAGCACAAGAACAATATGGTGATAGAAAACCTACGGTACAGGAACGTAAAGGAAATGTATTAACGGTAAATTTTAATTAGGAGGAGAACACGAATGGTACATATGGCAGATACAATTAACACACTTACATTAGGAGATACAACTATTACACTAGACGATCCTGTTAATAGTCCTAAACATTATAACCAAGCAGGTATTGAATGTATTGATGCCATTCGTGCTGCTACTGATGATGGTTTCGAGTACTATCTACAGGGTAACATTATGAAGTACCTATGGAGATACAAGTACAAGAATGGATCAGAGGACTTGAAGAAAGCCCAATGGTATTTGGATAAACTAATAGAGGTGGTTGATGATAGTTAAAGTATTTCTTACACTAGACATTGATGAAGAAGAATACAACGTTCCTGTGGACGGTTTCATTGACCCCGAAATAGAGGACGCACTAAAAGATTTCATTCACGATGTGGATGGTATTAAAATTAGAAACATGAAGATAATTACACAGGAGTAACCATGAGAGTTTTAAAAAGATTACCTGAGTTTCGTATGAGCCATTGGTTATTACGCTTACCTTTAATTGTTGTATTTGCACAACAGGGTTTGGATAAAATGCCAGTGGATGCAGAGACAGCAGCTTCCTTTGACCTGCCTTATTTGATATGGTGGGTTGTTGCATACGGAGAACTAGGTGCAGCTATAGGATTATTATTTGGTGGTCTTTTTTATATAAAGGATTTCACTGACTGGATAACTGAGATTGGAGACATACTAACTAGGTTTAGTGGCTTTACTATAGGCTGTATTATGACAGGGGTTATATGGATTGCACAACCCGAAAGTTTTTTAGATGTTATACTATACGATAACTTTCATGTAATGCTTTGGGTAGGTGGATTATATTTTGCATTGAGAGGAAACAGAACATGAACAATTATTTACCAACAGATTACCAAGCATTTATACACACCTCTCGTTACGCTAGGTGGTTAGAGAAAGAACAAAGACGAGAGAGTTGGGGAGAGACAGTAGAACGTTACATGGATAATGTTGTACGTAAGATTGCAGGAGATGACAGTTACATAAATCAGATACGTGACGCTATACTTAGCTTAGATGTAATGCCTAGCATGAGAGCTATGATGACAGCAGGAGCAGCAGCAGAGCGTGATAACATCTGTATGTACAACTGTTCATACCTTCACGTAGATCATCCCCATGCCTTTGATGAAGCAATGTTCGTGCTCTTGTGTGGCACTGGCGTAGGTTTCAGCGTAGAGCGTCAGTTCATTAGCAAGCTTCCCGAAGTGCCTGAACTGTTCGAGAGTGATACTACCATTGTGGTAAAGGACAGCAAGGAGGGGTGGGCTAAGTCTTATCGTCAATTGTTGGCTCTTCTATGGGCAGGTGAGATTCCACAGTGGGATGTAAGCAGGGTCAGACCTGCAGGTTCTAGGCTAAAGACATTCGGTGGTAGGGCTAGTGGACCTGCACCATTGATTGATCTGTTTAACTTTACAGTACAGACATTTAAAAATGCACAGGGTAGACAGCTTAGTTCACTTGAATGTCACGACATAATGTGCTTCATTGGGCAGATAGTTGTTGTCGGTGGTGTTAGACGTAGTGCTATGATATCTCTGAGCAACCTGAGTGATGATCGTATGCGTCATGCTAAATCAGGTCAGTGGTGGAACGAGGCCGCACATAGGGCGTTAGCGAACAACAGTGTGTCGTATACAGACAAGCCAGATTCAGAGACATTCATGCGTGAGTGGTTGGCACTAGTAGAAAGTAAGTCAGGTGAGAGGGGGATATTTAATCGTGAGGCATCTAAGAAACAAGCTGCTAAATATGGCAGACGTGATCCTAATTTTGAGTTCGGAACTAATCCTTGTAGTGAGATTATATTACGATCAGGTCAGGTATGCAATCTTACTGAAGTTGTGGTACGAGCCACAGATACGATTGAAGACTTGGAAAGAAAAGTCAAGTGTGCCACAATACTTGGGACGATCCAAAGCACGTACACAAAGTTCCCATATCTGCGAAAGGTGTGGCAGCGAAATACAGAAGAAGAGCGTCTGCTTGGTGTGTCACTCACAGGGGTAATGGACAACCCATTAATGACAACAAAGAACAAAGGATTGGAGAAGACACTTGAGCATCTACGTGAAGTTGCGGTGGCTACTAACGCTGAGTGGGCTAACCGTCTTGGTATTAATCCTAGTACAGCAATATCGTGCAACAAACCTAGCGGTACTGTCTCGCAACTCGTGGACTCAGCCAGTGGGATACATGCACGTCATAACGACTATTACGTTAGAACCGTTAGAGGAGATAACAATGATCCCCTTACTACCATGATGAAGGATCAGGGTATACCTGCTGAACCTTGTGTGTTTAATCCTGACACTACTACAGTGTTTAGCTTTCCAATGAAAGCACCACACAAAGCTGTTACTCGTAATGATCTGTCAGCAGTTGAGCAGCTAGAGACATGGCTAATGTATCAACGCCATTGGTGTGAGCATAAACCTAGCGTCACCTGTACTGTGCGTGATGATGAGTGGCTAGAGGTAGGGGCATTTGTGTACAAACACTTTGATGAAATGTCAGGTGTGTCATTTTTACCACACTCTGATCATACTTATCAGCAAGCACCATATCAGGATTGCACTAAGGAAGATTATCAGGCATTACTAAAGAAGATGCCGAAAGCAATTGACTGGTCATTACTCTCTGAGTATGAGAAAGAAGACGGTACAAGTTCGAGTCAAACGTTTGCCTGTACTGGTGACGTTTGTGAAGTAGTAGACATTGGAGCGTAAAGGAGAAACATATGTTAGAACCAATTAAAGGATCATATTATAGAAAGTTTCAACCACAGTCTTACAAAGAGAATGATAGTAAGGCTAAGATAGTAATAACAAACTACTTAGAGAATAACGGACACACTATTCTTGACACAGAGGAGGACTACTCTTTTGATATAAAGAGTGAGAAGAATGGTGATAGGTACTATAGTGAAGTAGAGATGAAGAACCAATGGACAGGTGATTGGAATCCTAGATGGACAGAGATACGAATACCATACCGAAAGTACAGGCTCATTAATAAATACAAACAGATGCAGGGTAACAAAACGTTCTGTAACTTTTACATTATACGTAGAGACTGTGAGAAAGCGTGGAGAATAAAAGACTACCAACTCACCAAAGAATGTGCAAAGGAGATATGGTTAGATAACGCTAAACGTTATGAGTATTTCTTTCACATACCATACCAAGAAGCTGAACTAGTAAACATAGCATAGGGAGATTAAGATGAAACAATTAACTCGCAAACAACGTGGTCTTGGCAAGTACGATGCACCGTTAAGATACCAACACGATAAAGGTTACAATGATTTTAAACATGGGCGTGTGTTTAATCCATTCCATGAGGACACTATGCAGCACAGGGAGTGGTTACGTGGGTTTAACAAAGCCTACTTTGAGCAACTTAAAAGGGTAAAGGTGTATGAATCTAAAGCAAGAAGCAGATCAATTTCTGGAGGAGAGGTACGGCATGTCTGATTTTAATTCCTATCAAAGGTCAGCATCAGGTACAGCAATCTATCCTGAGCAACACAGGATTACCTATCCTGCTTTGGGTATGGCAGGTGAGGCAGGTGAGGTAGCCAACAAGGTAAAGAAGCTTATACGAGATGGGCCAGAGAACAGACCTGAGACATGGCGAGAGGACATAGCCAGTGAGATAGGAGATGTACTGTGGTACTGTGCTGCACTGGCTAGTGATCTTAACTTATCGTTGGGTATGATAGCTGCACAGAATTTAATCAAGCTAGATAAACGTAAGGACAAGGGAACACTGGGTGGAAGTGGAGACACTAGGTAAAAAAAAAATGGGGAGCTAAATGCTCCCCTTTGTTTATCTTGACATAAGCCCTGTACTTTTCTTTTGATATATGCTTTGGTATTTCTTTGCCGTAGCCGTTAGTTTGTTTAATACATTTGGATCAGTTAAATCTGGTTCATCTCCATCATTCCTATCTATAAAGTCTACCATAGCAATACGTCTGTAGTCTTTACTAATCCTGTTAAACTCTGACAAAGACCTTGAGTACTTGTCTGACATTCCCTTTGATCCACTTTCTTTTAGAAAAGATTTAAACTGAGAAAGTTTGGTGGCTAGTAAAGGCTTCATCATAGTTTTTAGATAAGCTTCTTTGGTTGTCTTTTCTTTTCTAGCATCACTAAAGTTGTCATACTTTTTAGCAAAGTCCTCTTCTATCTTTAACATAGCGTCATGTAGTATGGGAACAAAGTCTTTTAGTTTTTCGTTTTCAAATGCAGCTACTGCGTCTATGTCAGAGTTACTACCTACTTTCCATTTAGGTACGCCATGTCTAATAAAATATTCTCCTGTATCAGAGTCTTTAGGACGTAGATTAATACCTAACGTAATCTTCCATGTAGGATCTGGTCTTTCAGCGTCCTCCTCAAACACAACAGATTTATCTTCCATCTGTCTCTCTTCATCCATATCTCTGAAACGGTTATTATATGTTTTTTCTATCTCACGTTGAGCAGTTTCAATTGCATCTTTAGGTGCAGGTTTTATATCCTGTTTATATGTATTGTCTCTAGCACCTAATGAACGTTGTAAATCTATCACCTGTCCAAAGCCTGTTAGATAGGAATTAAAATAATTAGACAGAGCTTTTGCAGTAGCTTCAGTTGCTTTTTTACCTGCCGATATATCCATACCGTCTGCTATCTGAGATATTTCTTCTATTATTATATTACCTGTGCCTGTTCTAAACGTAGTGCCTACAAATGTTTCTGCAAAATCTTTTGGATTCCAAAATACAGAACTAAACGTACCATCATTCATATGTTTTAAAGCTTCACCAATGTACAAGAACTGTCTCATAGGAAAGATAGGACTAGTATCTACAGAGTTTTCCCCTGCCCCAAATTTCTTATAGTCCTCTGGTGCATTTTCACTTGTTCTATATTGATATGCTGCACCTATTGCCGCAAGTCCTACAATATTTCTTTGTATTGCTTGTCTATCTTTTGGTGTCAGCTTGGTTAGCTTACTACCTGTAGGATTAACTATGTCCATCATTTTTTTAGTAAGGGGTATAGCACCCCCTGCACCATACTGTGCCATGATTTCCATACTGTTAAACATAAAACGTGGGAACTCAACAACAGTAGTTAATGGAATACCAAATATTCTACGTCCTGTCATAATGTTTGTTATGTCTCTAAACAATGCATTGTCAGGTTGTTTTGCGTAAGTCACAGAGAGAGATGACTCTATGGAGTCATTAACTAGTGCCACAAAAGAACGAGCACCGTCTGGTCTTACAGTAGACGCATCGTTTAATAGATCGGGAAGTTTACCTTCTTGTAGTGCATCAATTAAATCTATATTATATTCTTTTTTAGTTAGCCTACCTAGCTCACCAAAAAATGCACCACGTCTTACTAGATGTTCTTGCCACCTGTTAGCAAAGTTCATAAGCTCTACAGTATCTTCAAGTGGGTTTAGTAGTTTGTCAGATAGACCACCTTCACCTCTACCTGTAGAGATTCTAATTTCGTTTAAGTTATCAAACATACGAGATGCCTGTGCCTGAAACTCAGGTCTATTTAATATTAAATCAGAGTATCCTTTAGCTACATCAGGACGTGAGAATATGTACTTATGTGACGCAAAGCTATTCTTCCAATTGTCTTTATTAAATAATGCTTTAGTTCCACCTACGAAACCACCTTCACCATCAATCACACCACCTTTTATAGGTTTACCAAACTCATGCATGACCATATCAACCATATTACCAAGGCTTTCCATAGGCATACGTATTGCTGCACTCTCAAAGTTACGCATAGCTGTAGCAATCTGACTAACCATAGCCCCACGTCTGACGTTTTCTAAACGTGTACCTGCCTGTGATATTTTATTCTGTGCTTCAATAAGTTTCTTTTGTGCTACATCATCTATCTCACCTATAGACCTAGTACGTTTTATTTGAGAAGCTATATTAAGAACTTTACCTGCATCACTAAATGATCCTATCGTAGCAGATATAAATTGTTCAAACGCTAAACCATATTTACTGAGTGTAGTAAGTAGCTCTTCATCTGCCACTAACTCTTTGTCTAAAGTAATGTCAAGCAAAGATTCTATGACACCTTTGTTTTTATCTTTAAATGCTTTGTGATTTGGGTACTTCTTTTTAAAGGTTGCAACCACAGCAACAAGACTGTCTAATTGATCGGGGTTTAATACAGGAGATAGCAATCCTTCTTGAGAACCAATTAGCTTAGACATTTGATCTGCTACAACAACTTGATTGCCATCATCATCCACCTGAATGTCAAACAACTCACGTCTTGTTTTTTCACTTGCCTTACGTGCTAACTCATAGTCTACTGTTAAAGTACCATCTTTATTTTCTACGGATATTATTTTATCGGCATCAATTATCTTACCATCTTTATCACGAGCACCTGTATTAATTTCATGCTCTATAATTAACTTGTCTTTTATGTCACTATTTTGTTTGGCAATTTTTCGTGACTCTATACGTGCCTCTTCTCTCGCCTGTTGTGTAGCAAGTAAAGCACCACCATAATTATTACGTCTTGCTGTTTGTAATTGTTTGTCGTACTTTATACTTTCTTTTACTATTTTATTAAATTTGTTTGTGCCTTTAATAATACCACCTACAAAAGGTAGAGTTTCAGAAAATTCTAAAGCTCCTCCTGTTTTATCTGCTATGTTCTCTGCCATTTTTTCTGGGGTATCCCCTACATCAAACCTACCACCAAATGACAGTACTGTTTTTACTGTTTCAAAACCTATGCCTTTTCTTTCGGCTACCTCTAGTGCCTCTTGTACTGTATCTGTATATGCATCAGCAGTAAGTTGAACACCATTAGCTAAACCCATTAAAACATTATAACCTTTAAAACCTGTAAGATTTAAATAGTCTTGTAATATAGGAGAATCTTTTAATTCTTTACTTAAATCAGGCCCAATATATTCGTTATAATATCTACGTTCAGCCTCAAACTCAATAGCATTTTTTTGATCTACGTATTGTAAAAATTCATCTGCACGTAATTTACTTAACTCTTCTTGTGACCTACCCATAAAATCAACAGGAAGTTTTTTATCTTTTAGTATTTGATCTATAATACCAAGCTCTTCAATGTCAGTTTTAATCTGAGTTTTTCGTTCATCTAAATCTTCTAGTGTTGTTTTAGTACGAGAAAAGTTTTCTTCTGTTTGTTCTTCTACACTTTTTTCATAAGCCTTTACCTCAACACCATTATATGTATCTGGTGGAGGCCGCATACGTTTTTCATAATAGTCAGCATATATTGGATTATCTTCAGGTGCTACATTTAATGGCTCTTCTGATACAACTACATTGTTTTGTTTTTCTACAAGGCTCTCTGTGGCTATGGTTGTAGTGTCTAGTTCCTTAAACTCCTTCTCCATTTGTTCTTGTAATGAGGTGTCACTAGGTTTAGGTTCTGTTTGTGTTACACTTTGTGTAGGAACAGGTTTTTTAACAGTGTCTGTATTACCATTACCACCCTGTTGGAGTTCAAGAAACTCCTGTTCCATTTGTTCTTGTAATGTTGCCATTTAAAATACCTTAATTAATGGGTGGTACTATGGTGTCTGCAAGAATATATTTTTGATATTCATAACCCATATACACATACACATTTGTAACTTCTGTATTTTGTTGAGTTCGCATTACTTTAGTATACACATCTCCAGGGTTTAAATCAGACTCGTTAACAGGGTCATTAATACCATATACTTTAGATACTGTATTTGTGTTGTACGCTTTTTTACCAAAGTTTATTAAGTTTTGTTTTGTGTCCTTTTCTTCTCCCTGTAATTTTCCTAGTATGTATGGGTCTTGATTACCTATAATTGATTTCCAAGCATCTGCTGCTCTTTTTACTGCACCAAATAAAGCAACATAACCTTCTCCAACTCTACCTTCAAACTGCTGTTCTAAATCTTCATTAAAGTCTACAGGAAAACCCATAGACAACATACCTTGTTGCTTTTGTTTTATCATGTTAGTTTCAAAAGCATTTGCATCTGCTGTAGTTGAAACACCTTGAAAACCTCCATCTGGCTTTGGGTCTGCGGTTTGAGCGTTAGCTTTCTTTTTCATCTGAGCTAGTACTTTGTTACCTTCTTTTTCTAATTTATCATATCTAATTTTTGCATCACCTTCTAATGGTTTATCACCTGCTGCGTTCATTATATCTATTTGTTTTTTACTTACTGAGTCTAACATAACACTTAAAGTTTGTCCTTCGTCATCAGGTTCACCGTATATAGTTTTAATAGCGTCTGCGTTCCAATTAAATCCAGATGGACCTGCAGGTATGGGTGAAGCTCCTGTTAGTGTTTCGTCCATATCATCAAAAGAAGAACTCATTCTATATAATGTGCTAACTTCTGCACCTTGTTCAACTGCTTTTTGTGCTATAGTTCCTGCATGTAGTACAGCCTTATCCCCACCCCTTGCTATCTGTGCAGCAGCAGCCCTATCAAATCCAACTGTTAATAAAAAATCTACGTTTTCTTTTTGTTTTTGTCTATTCTCTCTACGTTCTGCCGATTTAGCTAAACGTTCTTTAGTGGCTGCTTCTGCATCCATTAGTTCTATCCTGTCCATTTGAAGTCTACCTTCTTCAATATTTTGTGACATTGCTCTACCTGCACCACCAAGTGCTGCCATTAAATTAAACCCCATCTGTGTTTCTCCTAGACATTAATCCTACACTAGGTTCTTCTAGTTCCATTTCCATTTGTTCTTCTTCTTCTTCTTCAGGTTTGTTTTTACGTTTAGTAATTTCTTTTTCAGCTAGAGCTAATGCATTAGCAACTGCAGCATTACTAGGTTTATCACTACCTATTTTTTTGTTTGTACCTGCTACATATTCAACACCAGACTCTTCAGCTAGGTAAGCCATTGTTTCCATAAGCACAGGCATAATTAATATTCCTACATCAAGGCTATGTTTACCTTCCATTACACCACTAGACTGTATAGCATTAGCAAGAGTTGTTAATGGTATTCCTGTTTCCATTACATTAAATAAATCGTCTAACATTTCTGGGTTCGTTAAACGAGGAACATAATACTGCAACGCTTCCTCTACCGTAGTATACTGAGGTGGTTGCTGCCAAGGTCTGTTACCTAACTCTGCAGTAAGAGACTGCCCTGCAATTGGGGCGTCTATCATTGGTTCTAATACATCAACCATTCTTTAATTCCATTCTATCTTTACGTATAATACTAACGTACTTTGCTATACGTTGATTAACATCTTGTTCTTTAGGTGCGTTATCTTTAGCAACACTACGTGATAGTAAACTAGTACCCATCTGTTTTTTTGGTTTGCTATCTTTTGGCAGAACCAAATTGTTCATTGTTTGAAATGCAACATTATACATTTAATATTCTCCTATTAACCGAATGTTGGGAAGAAACCAAAATCACCTAATACACTACCTGCTACAGATTTAGACAGATCAGATGTAAGAAGATCACCTATAAACCCACCAATACCTGCAGATGACTCTGCGTCAGCCTTAAACTCTGCAATAGACATTGATGCCTCTGCTTTCAACTGAGCAATGGCTTGAGCAGATATTCTTCCACGTTCATTCTCAGCAGATGTCCATGCCCATTCCATATTGTCAGCATAAAACTGCCACAAGTTATTGTATGCAGACTGTGAGTAACCTAACAATGCCTGTGCATTTATTTCATTAGCACGATTGACTGCTGCTGTATCTGCTGTAGCTATCTGCCTACGCCACTGAGCGTTAGCTTGATCAATAACTAATCTGTTGCTAGCATTAAACTGATCACGTTGATTGTTTATTTCAGCATTAAATCTTTCAATAACATTAACCTGACCTGCGTTAAACTGTGCCTGTGCATTTGCCTGTGACGCATTGAATTGTGCAGTATTAGTTTGTAATTGTGCAAAGAACTGATCTGTTTGATTTTGTGACGTTGCATTAAACTGTTGTGCAGCATTAAGTGCAGCTTGATCTGTGAATAAAGATTGTATACGCTGTTGAGCCTTAAACAATTCTGTAGACTGTTTATTATTTAGGTTAGTTAGATCAGCCTGTAAGAAGTTCTGTGCATTCTGTACCGCTGCCTGTTGTCTATTGTTTAAGTTAGACATGTCCATATTAGCCAGTGCAGCAGCTTCAGCCATTACCATTGCCTGTGAGTTAGACAGGTTAGATAGTTCCATTGTATTTGCAACACGTGAGTTCTCTAATGCTACCTGTTGTTCAGCGGTAAAGTTCATGTTAGCTATGTCACTAATCTTAGCTGCATTAGCTACACGTGCCTGAAAGCCTTGGTCAAACTCCATGCCCATAAACTGTGCTCGTTGCTGTGCTGCTAGTATAGCACGTTGCTGTCTGTTTGACAAGTTCTGTTGTTCAAATTGTGCAGTTACCTGTGCATCCATTTGAGCTATAGGTAGTGCAGCTTCCATAGCTGCCTGTATAATAGCCTGACCTGCCATGCTAGATGCACCAAGTCCACGTGCAGCCATTGTAGCTGTAGCGGTTCTCATTGATCCTGCTGCCCATGCAGGTGTATTACCACCTTCAAATTGAGCCATTAGACCTTCTAGCTGACCTGCTATTGTAGCTTGCTTAGTAGGTGTGGCAGTTGCAGCCTGTATCTCTTCATTAAACTTAGCTGCAGTTTCCGCATTAGCTACACCAGATATTAACTCACCTTGTTCTACCTGTCTTTGTACAGGATTGTTCATTAGTATACCTGTACCCTGTGCAGCCTCTACATTAGATACAGATGTACCAGTATTTTGTGCAGCATTTATCTGTGCTACCTGTTGTAGTTGTGCAGCTTGTGTTTGATTTGTTGCTGCAGTAACCGCACCTGAAGCCTCTACAGGTGACATCATTGCAGTCTGTGTTTGTGATGGTAAAAATGTTTGTTGTGTTGAGGCTAATGCTGTAGGCAATGCCAGTGACCCTGCCACCTGACC